GGCTTCAGCGGTTTTAGCGGGTTCAGTGGGTTCAGCGGCAATCCAGGATCCGGCGGTATATCTGGCTACAGTGGTTACAGCGGTACCAGTGGCTACAGCGGATACAGCGGTATAAATGGGGCAAGCGGTTTCAGTGGCTACAGCGGTTACAGCGGTATTTCCGGTTACAGCGGTGTGCAAGGTGTGTCAGGTCTATCAGGTATAAGCGGTTACAGCGGCATATCGGGTTACGGCGGTATTTCTGGTTACAGCGGCATATCGGGTTACAGCGGTATTTCTGGTTACAGCGGCATATCGGGTTACAGTGGATTTAGTGGTTCGGCAGGAAGCCTAGGAACCAGCGGTTACTCTGGCTATTCAGGTACCAGCGGATTCAGCGGCTACTCTGGCTATTCAGGTACAAGCGGATTCAGCGGCTACAGCGGGACCAACGGCCAGTCCGGTAGTTCAGGCTACAGCGGTTTTTCAGGTATATCAGGATTCAGCGGTTATTCTGGCGGCGTCGGTCTAAGCGGCTTTAGTGGTTATAGCGGTTTTTCAGGCCTAAACGGAACCGGCGGCACGTCAGGCTACAGCGGATTCAGCGGATATTCTGGTCAAAATGGCAGCACCGGCAACTCAGGGGCAAGTGGCTACAGTGGTATCAGTGGCTACAGTGGTATCAGTGGCTACAGTGGTATCAGTGGCTACAGTGGTGCCACTGGCGGAACAGGTAACCAAGGCACAAGCGGTTACAGCGGCATCAGCGGATACAGCGGCCGTTCTGGCTACAGCGGTTTTAGCGGCTATAGCGGTGCAACCGGTGGAACTGGTAATACAGGTACAAGTGGATACAGTGGTTTTAGTGGTTTTAGTGGCGCGACGGGTACAAGCGGCTACAGTGGTTACAGCGGTGCTGCTGGTGGAACGGGCAATTCGGGTATAAGTGGATATTCTGGCACTAGCGGTTTCTCCGGTATATCTGGCTACAGTGGTATCAGTGGCTACAGTGGTGCCACTGGCGGAACAGGTAACCAAGGCACAAGCGGTTACAGCGGCATCAGCGGATACAGCGGCCGTTCTGGCTACAGCGGATTCAGCGGCTACAGCGGTGCAGCAGGTGGCACGGGTAACACCGGTACCAGCGGTTATAGCGGTTACAGTGGTGCCACCGGTACCAGCGGTTATAGCGGTTACAGTGGCGCTGCTGGCGGAACAGGTAACACCGGTACCAGCGGCTATAGTGGTATATCGGGCTACAGCGGATTCTCAGGTTTCAGTGGTATTTCAGGATATAGTGGTGCGGGTGGTGGCCAAGGAAACTCTGGTACCAGCGGTTACAGTGGTTTCTCTGGTATATCGGGCTACAGCGGATTCAGCGGTTACAGCGGCTCTGCTGCGAGCCAGGCCAGCACGCTTCTTATTGCCAACCAGACAACCAATGCCATATACTACCCAACATTCGTGCCAGGAATAGGCGGCGAATCCGTTTATGTCAACACAAGCCTATTGGAATTTAACCCAGGTACCGGTAACCTAATCATCGGACCGAGCTCAACCGGTGCGCTATATGTGGGTAGTTCAGGCTTCGATTATGGTACCAGCTGGACAGGTGTCTTTAGGAAGGACCAAAATGCACCAACATTGCTGGGTTTAATCAACAACACTGTTGGTACATCGGCTGCTGCACAGCTTGAACTGACCACTGGAACTGCATTTTCGTATGTAAATTCACGACTAAATGACAATAATGGGTCTCCGTATTATACATTGGAAGGTGGATCGGCAGTTAATAATGCCTATTACCATTTCAATAATCACTATTGGGGCAACCAAGCTGGCACAAACTTTGCAGCATTAACGTCTAGCGGCTATTTCGGTATTGGCACAACTTCTCCTGGTGCACAGCTTGATGTCAAAGGTCCTACCCTAACGGCATCATCACAAGGGACCTATGCTCTATCAGTGTATGGGGCAGCTGGTCAAACACAAGACCTAACCATGTCTAGTAATGGATCAGGCTCTTATATCCAAAGCTGGAACAGCAAACCATTGCTGCTCAATAGCCAAGGCAACAATGTTGGTATCGGCACAGCCAGCCCCTCGGATGCCCTACAAGTGGTTGCAGGTAATGGTCAGGGCATAACAATCAGCAGCAATGGTCCCACATACGGTGCTACGCTACAATTGAAAAATACTGCAAGTGGTGGGCATTCATGGGGCATATTCTCAGGTGGGTCAAGCGACGGCGGTGGTCTAGGAGCTTTAGGCTTTTATGACAACACCGGTGGTGGGAATGTGTACTTTACCAATATCGGAAATTTTGGTATCGGCACGGCCTCTCCTGGATACACACTGGATGTAAGTGGAAGCATCCGCTCATCTGCCAATTTCATTCCAGGCACCGTTAGCAACACAGGCGGAGGAACATGGCAATTTGGCAGCGGTGCATGGAGCGGTAACTCTCCAGCAACTACCAGTGTCAACAGCGTGACAGGAATTACATATTCTGGTGGCAGCGGATCTCAGTTGTTTACGCTGTCAAGCGCCCCCGGCAACACCAGCCTACAACTGGATGGCAGCATTTTTATTGGTGATGGAATCACTTACAATCCATTAACTTACAGTGGCTCAACCACTGGCGGTCTTGTAGTACAAAATGGTGGTAGCTTTGGTGGAAGCTTGTATGTAAACGGATCGATTTATGCAACAAGTGACATAACAGCCTATTACTCGGATGAGAGGCTTAAAACCAACATAGAACCAATTGTTGATGCCCTGGGCAAGATTAAGGCTCTCAAAGGCATTACATACTATCCAAACCAACTGGCCAGCGAGCTTAGCGGCGATGATAGCAAGGTCCAGCGTGTTGGTGTTATAGCACAGGATGTTGCTGCCGTGCTACCACAAATCGTCAAGGCAGCACCGTTTGACATCGGCCCGGATGGTACCAGCAAAAGTGGGGAAAACTATCTAACGGTGCAGTATGACAAGCTTACGGCACTGCTGATAGAGGCGGTAAAAGAACTTGGAGCAAAGGTTGAACGGCTACAAGGCGAAATCGACCAATTGAAAGGCTAATGCTAAACCGGGCAGCAAATTGCTAATGCTGCCCGGTTTAGATTAAAATGCATAGACCCTTATACAGCGAGGCTCTATGAAATACAGCATAATCATACCCACTTACAATCATTGCAACGATCTTCTCAAGCCGTGCGTTGAATCAATACTCAAATACACTGACATGCAGGAGGTTGAACTTATCATTTCGGCCAATGGTTGCACGGATAATACCAAATGGTATTTGGAATCACTGAGGTATCAGTTTGATTCATTGGGATTTGGTAAAAATTTCAAGATATGTTGGAGTGATGCTCCGTTAGGGTATGCGGGCGCAAACAATGTGGCATTGAAAGAAGCTACCGCTGATAAGATTGTTTTGTTAAACAACGACGTCGTGCTGCTGGAACAGGTCAAGAACCAATGGTTGGAAATGATGGATGCAGAATTTGCCAACAATCCGCGCTGCGGTATATCCTGCCTTATCAAGGAGTATTCACCGGCAGCGAACGCCGAATTTGCCATATTCTTTTGCGTGATGATTTCGCGGGCCACATTTGATGCCGTAGGTATGCTGAACGAAATCTACGGCACCGGTGCAGGTGAGGATACGGAATTTTGCATAGAAGCCACGAGAGCAGGTTTTGAAATTTGCCAGGTGGGAGAAAAGATGATCGACCCTGGATCGCCATTTTGGGCGGGACCTGTACCCCTGTATCATCTGGGAGAAGGCACGGTGCACGACACGTCATTGGTGAAAGATTGGTCCAACATCTTCCATCGAAACAGCCTGAAATTGGCACAAAAATACAATCCCGACTGGTACAAGGAAAGCCTTCGCAATCATTTCGAACGTGCGGTGCATCTCAAGGGCGATACCGTTGATCCTCGAGAAGTAACCAGATACAATTGGGCCGCGCAACATGTCGTTGGTAATTCAGTTCTGGAAATTGGCTGCTCAAGCGGGTTTGGGTTGCAGTTCCTACCTGAAAACATTGCCTATACAGGCATCGATTATGACAGGATCATCGTGGAATGTGCTGTGGATCAGCACTGGCGAGAAGGTGCTGAATTCATTAACGCTGATATCAACATCTATGATCTGGGCCAATATGACACGATAATTGCGTTTGAGGTGATTGAGCACTTGGATAACGGTCTTGAAATCCTGGAGAAGCTTAAACGCCATTGCCAACGCTTGTTGATCACGGTTCCATACCGGGAGCCACCTGGATTTTGGGGTATTCACCACAAGCTTCACATGTTAGACGAATCGCATTTGCCCGGGTTTGTCATTTCATACATAAACGAAGCTGGAGAAATACTAAGCAGCCCAGACGATCACAGCCCGTTCAATTTGATGATTGGGTATCATGATGCAAGATAAGATACTTTGTTCAATATCAACACGCGGCCGGTATTTCACCACCCTACCGTTGGCCATTTCGGCGGTGATAACACAGTCTAAAAAGATCAGCCGACTGGTAGTGTTTGACGACAATGACTCGCCGCAGGACATGCGAAAGGAAAATGTCTATCATCATCTGTTCCAGATGATGGATATCAAGGGCATAGAATGGGAATGGTTGTGGGCCAACAAAAAAGGACAGCATCACAACCACCAAATGGCCAACACCATGCGATTTCCTTGGGTCTGGCGCGTGGACGATGATACGATTCCTGAACCAACCGTGCTTGAAACGCTGTGCTCATACATTGACGACACGGTCGGTGCGGTAGGAGGATCCATACTAACTCCACCACTTAATTTTGAAAATACAACATCCACCGGATTGATATCGGACATATACACCGAACCGCATGTGCAGTGGAGCAACATCAAAGCGGCCAAGGAAGTCGATCACCTGCATTGTTCATTCATATATCGCGCAGGAGTCCATGATTATAACCTAGGGTTGAGCCGCGTGGCCCATCGTGAAGAAACCCTGTTCACATATGGTTTGAAGCAGAAGGATTACCGCATACTTGCGGTTCCCGATGCGGTCACATGGCACTTAAAAAGTCCTTCGGGTGGAATACGCAGCGACAATCGCGAAGAATTGTTCAAGCACGACGAAGAAATATTCCAAAATACCATCAAATTAAGCGATCGCACGGTGGTGGTGCTCAACAATGGCATGGGAGATCACATCGTGTTCAAGCATGTATTACCAGATATCAAGAATCCCATCGTCTTTAGCTGTTACCCTGAAATCGTTCCTGGACGCAGCATACATGAAGCCAAGGAGCTATTTGGAGATATTGAGCAATTCAACATCTATCGTAAAATGGACGAATGGCGTTGGTCCGACAGCCTTGAAAATGCCTACAGGAAGCTATACATAAAATGATCATAATAAGCCCATATGCAAAAAAATGTCCAAATGGCAAGGTAAATCCCAAAAACTATCCATTCTGGCCAGAACTCATATCTCTTATAAACGAACCAATCGTGCAAATTGGTATATCAGACGAAGAACGGTTGGTTGAGGATTTTAGGACCAACCTTGATCTACGGGAATTGGCCGCACTTGTTACGCAGTGTAGGACATGGATTTCCTGTGATAGTTTTTTCCAGCATTTTTGTTGGGATCTTGGCAAACCAGGTATCGTGCTTTGGGGTCAAAGTGATCCGTTGATCTACGGGCATCCAGAAAATACCAACCTTCTCAAAGGACGAGAATATCTCATGCCAAATCAGTTTCTTTCCTGGGACCTGATACCAATGAGGATCGATTGTTTTGTCGAGCCAGCGGTGGTCGCGCAGGCATTGTCAAAGTTTAGCTAGGCATCAATGCGTGAAGTTGATGGCTGCCCAGACGATCAATGACGTGTAAATGAGGGCCTTGATCGCGTATATCACGATCGCCACAAGGCCCCATTTCCTAATTGTAGCTCGGTGCTTGATGAGCCAGTGTTTCATTTTGATTTTGGATTAGGAAGTTTTTTCTCAACAAAGATGCAATGCTTGCGCAGCACAGGATCATACTTGCTGAAACGTAGCTTGTTGGTTACCTTGGTACCTTTGATGCTCTTTTTAACCAGATATTTTGTTCCGGTTTCTGGATTGGCTTCATTTATCAATTGTACCGTTATCGATGCTGGCTTGGCCATGTGATCCTCCGTTATCTAACCATATTTATTTGATGTTTTGATAGTGTTTGTCAATGGTAGTTGCTTCAAAACGTGTCACGGTTATGTTCTTAACGCCATTACGGAACTCAACCGTGCCGTGTCCTTCTATTACGTCATAGTTTTTGCAGGGTATTGCACCTGGCAGGATGACATCTATCAATTCGCCTGTGCCACAACCCAGGCTTACGAATGTAACATATCTACGATCGCCCTTGTTGTAGCAGCGATGTGCGGCAATCATTCCGCAAAATGTGGCAATGTTACCAAACTCCGTGTAATAGCATCCGGGCATGAACTCCCGATGTGTCCAAAATCCCATCTTACGCACCTGATCCGCATGGCTATCAAACATAGGAACATGCCATCCCTCGTTGTATAACGTGTCACCGTCGACCAACCAAGGTCGTTTCCAGCCCTCTATCTGCCAACCTGCTCGCTTGGCTTCTTCCATATGGACCCAAGGACGATACATGGAACAGTTGTTTTGCAATGCCGCCAGCCAAAACGTTTTGGGATCGTGCGTTTTTTCCATGGTCAGTGCCCAGACAAGATTGCCTAGGTTGATGGCATGCGCTTTGCACAAACCAAATCCATCCATGTTTGACAGCAGATACAGCATGTCCTGCTTATACTTGTGATTACCAATCCTTTCCAGGAAATCCCACATCAATTCCTCGTTCTTCTTGATGAATCCGCGACGATACATGTCAGCATGGAAGTCGTCACAGCCAAGCTCGCGTGCGATGAGTGAAATGGCATCCTCATCAAACACCAAGCCGTCTCGGTACTGCAACATTCCTGGCATCTTGTTGTGCCCAACAAATTCCCGGAAAAACGTGCCCTTGGTACGACCGGTCACTGCTGCCGGTCGTA